GATGGAAGTCGGCCACGACGGAGGGGCACACATGACAGCCATGATGGTGATGGGCCTTCAGTGGGGTGACGAGGGCAAGGGGCGTGTCGTCGACCACATCGCTCAGAGGGCGGAGACGGTCGTCCGATTCAATGGAGGCCCGAACGCGGGCCATACCATACCCCTGCCGGGGGGAGGCAAGATCGCCGTTCACCAGTTGCCCTCTGGCGTGACGAATCAGTCTGCCAGACTCTGCATGGGCAGGGGCATGGTCGTTGATATCGAGAAGCTCGCAGGAGAGATCATGGCCACAGGGGTCAGGCCCAGCCGCATCCTCCTCGACAGTCGTGCTCAGGTCATCGCTCCCTGTCATAGGGATGAGGATGGCGCTGCCGAGGCCTCCAGAGGCCCTATGGCGATTGGCACCACTAAGACTGGCAATGGCCCCGCCTACGCGGACAAATACGCGAGGGTGGGGATCACGGTTGGAGATCTCATGACCTCGGAGGGGGCCTTCGCAGTCAGCAGACTGGCCTCGTCAAGGCCCGGGAGAGGCCTGAGCGATCTCAGACTCTGGTCGGCCAGTGTGGCAGATATCCTGCATCGTCTGGTGTTCTCAGGGCTAGAGGTCGGGGACGTGTCGGAGTTCCTCATTGAGAGCCACCTCGGCGGAGGAGACATTCTTTTCGAGTGCGCTCACGGGTTCGAGCTCGATATCGATCACGGGGCCTATCCCTATGTCACATCGTCCTCCTGCGGAATCGGGGGTGTATACTCCGGGGCGGGATTCCCTCCTCTGGAGATCGAGCACGTCATCGGGGTCATGAAGCCATACTCGACGAGGATCGGGGCAGGCCCATTCGTGCCGGGGCTCTCGAGCGAGCAGACCACGCATATCCGCGAGGCCGGAGGGGAGTACGGGGTGACGACTGGAAGGGCGCGAAAGATCGGCATACTCGATCTTCAGAGGCTGGAGCGGGCGTGCATAATCAACTCCGTGGACAGGATCGCCCTAACTCACCTCGATATGGCCATGTATCTCGGCGACGTGCCATACGTCGACCTCAGCGGCAGTGTGACTGCGACGGCGTGGCACGATCTGCACTCTGTCATCGAGGAGTCCACGGGAGCGGCCATACAGTATATATCTGACGGGCCGCAACACCAGTGCATGCAACAGCTGTTCGGAGAGGAGGGAACGGATGCAGACGTTTGGAGACTGCGCTAAGTGCAGCCTGCCCAAGGAGAAGCGAGTCGGAGGCTATGGCTGCCGAGTCGAGCCCGACCTCATGGTCGTCGGGGAGGCCCCGGGTGCAGAGGAGGTGGCGCAGGGCAGGCCATTCGTGGGCCGTGCGGGCAAGCTTCTCAGGGAGATCCTGACCGCGCTCCATGTGGACACGTCCCGCGTCTACTATACTAACGCCTGCTGCTGCCGCCCCCCGATGAATCGTACCCCGAAGGCGAGCGACATCATGGCCTGCAAGCGCAGGCTCATCTCTGAGATTGAGGAGATTCAGCCGAGGCTCATCATTGCTCTTGGCAACACAGCCCTGAGCTCCCTCCTTGGGGGAGGGGCGGGCATCACCAGACGACGTGGCATGTATGAGGCGTTGGAGATGCCCAATGGCTTCGTCGTCGGGGTGATCCCGACCCTGCACCCTGCTGGCATCCTGAGGATGCCCGATGGGTTCCGCGATCTAGCGGATGATTTGTCGTTCGCCGTGACCGTGGCCGCAGGAGAGGTGGAGCCGGTCGAGCAGCCCCCATATGATGACTTCATCATCGTCGATGAGAGGTATAAACTTGTGGCCCTGCTCGAACGCCTGAACACCAAGGAGGAGGTGGCGATAGATCTGGAGACGACGGGGCTCGACCCGAGATATGGCGAGATCCTGTCCTGCTCGTTCACCTTCGCAGATCTTCAGACGTACGTGATCGACTGGCATGAGATCAGCCCCAAGACGAAGAAGGCCCTGTGCGAGGTGATGCGAGACTGCAATGGCATTTATCACAATGGTCAGTTCGATGTCCAGTGGCTGTGGACTCATGGAGCGGAGGTGGGCATCGTCGGCGACACCATGCTGGCTCACTATTGCCTCGACGAGCGCAAGGGATCGCATGGCCTGAAGCGTCTGGCCACCTCCTACTTCCGCGCCCCGGAGTATGACGCCGAGGTCAGGGCCACTCTGGAGGATGGCCGCAAGGCCCCTCTGGCATTATCGATTGATGACTGGGAGGCCGATGGCGACCTCTGCAAGAGGGTCATGCTGTATAATGGGGCCGACTCCTACTATACGATGAGACTATGGCAGAGACTGCGGATCGAGATGAATGAGGACGACGTCGTCTGGGTTCACGACGCCATCCTGATCCCAGCCGTGAGGCACTTCATTCGTCTGGAGATGGACGGCATGCTTGTCGATACAGACTATCTCCAGCAGGTCGGCGAGGAGTGGATGGCCGAGATCCTCAGTCTAGAGGAGAAGCTTCGACTATACCCCGGGGCCGAGACCCTGAACCTTCGCTCATCGAAGCAGGTGCAGGAGTTCCTCTTTGACACGCTCGAGCTGGAGACGATGCCCTGTGATGCAGAGGGAGGGGTATCAATGGAGACGGCTCTTGAGATGACGAGCGGGGTTCAGGATGAGGACGCACAGGAGTTCTGGCGCACCTCTCAGTTCAAGCGTGGCACGAAGGCCCGCTCGACGGGCACGTATATGCTCTACTGGCTGGCCCAGCAGCACGAGTTCCCACGACTGATGGTAAGGCATCGCATCCTGTCGAAGCAGTATGGGGCCTACCACGATGGCTACGTCAGGCTGATGGATGAGACGAGCCGCATTCGCCCGAGATACAGACTGCACGGGACTCGAACCGGACGCCTGTCGTCCACAGACCCGAATATCCACGGCATGCCGAGACGGAAGCAGATCAAACGCATCTTCATCGCCGACCCGGGCTTCACCCTCATTGCACCAGACTATAGTCAGGCCGAGATCCGTATGGTGGCCCATCTAGCGGACGACGACAATCTCATCAAGGCTCTGGATGGACAGGATATCCACTACGAGATCAGCAAGAGGCTGTTCAGCATGACCGACGCCCAGATGAAGGCCCTCAGCGATGAGGAGCGCTCGATCAAGCGCAGGGCTGCCAAGACCATCGCCTTTGGCATTATCTATGGCCGGAGCCCGCCATCCATCGCTCCTCAGATGGGCGTGACCAAGGAGAAGGCCGAGGAATACGTACAGGCGTTCTATAAGATGATGCCCAAGGTCAGAGAGTGGATCGCCCGTCAGCACGCGCTCGTCATGAGGGAGAAGGAGGTCACTACGATCTTCGGCAGGAAGAGGAGATTCCCGCTCGTATTGGACAAACGCCACGCGGCAGAGATCAGGAGACAGGCCGTTAACTTCCCAGTGCAGTCTGCGGTCAGTGACATGTGCCTGATGGCCAATATGCGGATCATCGGGCGTCTGGACGCGGAGGGTATCGAGTGCAAGGTCTGGCCCCACGTGCACGACGGATTCTATTTCCAAGTGGAGGACAAGTCCGTCCAGCGTGCCATCGAGATCGCGGTCGAGGAGCTCCACGATCTGCCATTCGAGACCCGTGTGCCATTCGCCGTCGAGATCCAGTCGGGCAAGAGCTGGGGAGAGCTCAAGGCGGTGTATGAGGGATGAGCGGCACAACCAGACTCGAGGACAGAGCTCCCTCTCAGGCCATCGTGGCCTTTCTGAGAATTCGTCTGAGCGCGGGGAGAGAGTTCAGCACGACCCGGGATATCTCCGAGGGCACGGGGCTATCGAGGAAGTCGGTCGGCACGAGGATGGCCGCACTGGTCAAGACAGACTGGCATGGTCTATCGGTATCCATGTGGTCGGAGACAGTCTGGCAAGTCAAGGAGAGGATCAAGCATGGACAGAGGGACATTCGAGAAACTGTATGAGGAATTCGAGGGCATGGAGCGCAATCTGCTCCTGACCAAACGCGAGGAGTATGCGGTCGACGACGACTGCCTGAGCAATTTCAAGGTGACGGCTGAGCTGCTCGGGGTCAGCCCTGAGGAGGTGTGTTGCGTATTCCTCCTGAAGCACGTCCAGTCTGTGGCAATGGCAGCCAAGCGGTCGGACACCAGACTGAGCTGGGGAGGGGTCGGGGCCAAGGAGGGATTCTCCCAGAGAATATCCGATGCTCGCAACTATCTCATCCTGCTCGCGGCGCTCATCAAGGAGAGGGAGACGAAATGAGATATGGTCTTAGCATCCTCGAGCTGATACAGGCTCAAGACCCAAGCTGGATTAGCAAGACGCTGCCTCTTCAGACGGAGGACTCAGATGCGATTGAGATCGATGCCCTCCTCATAAAGGGCCACTCCCCCGATGAGGCCGCGTACACGCTTCAGAAGACGGGCATCCCAGTCCGCAGGCTCTATGGCCTCAAATACCTTGCTCGGGAGAGGGAGAACGCCATTATGGAGGCCATCGGGGACACTATCTCAGAGCTGGCCGAGAGGGTGCAGGAGGGCGAGCGCGTCAAGGTTCATCCGAGGCGCATGCGCAGACTTGTCTCAGAACTGGAGAAACGAGGCATTAACACAGAGGTACTATATATAGTCAGGAGGATAGACTAGTCATCATGGCCGAGCACGTCTTGGCGCTCAAGCCAATGGATGGGTCTCATCTCTGGGATAAGATAAACGGTGAGCCACAGGCGTCGTTCGACGCGTTCAAGACCTATCGAGATATGCCGGCAGGGAAGAGGGCCGTCATCAGAGTGGCCGAGGCCCTCGGGAAGAACGAGTCCGGCCTGAGGAGGTGGAGCAAGAAGTGGCGGTGGGCCGAGAGGGCCGCCGCATTCGACGCCCACCTCGAGACCATCGGTATGGACGCGATACAGATGGAGCGGGTGGAGGCCGCCAAGAGAAGGATCAAACTAGCAGACTCTCTCCTTGCGGTGGCCGAGGCCCAGCTACAGAGGTGGCTCGATGACATCGCCAACGAGATCAAACTGGATCTCACTCCATACGAGCTGGCCCGCATCATCGAGATTGGATACAAGATAGACCGTCTGGAGCGCGGAGAGTCGACAGACAATATGGCCGTCGCCATCAAGGGAGAACGCCTGACGGACATGACCCAAGAGCAGCTGATGGAGAGGGCACAATGCATTCTGGAGCAGATACTGATCAAGCAGAAGAGATAGACCTGCCATCGTTCGAGAGGGCGCTGTTACAGTCTAGCCCTGCGGGGTTCGCGACCATCGCATCGAATGGCAAGTGGCTCCCGGCCAAGCACCTCGCCTACATTAATTCTGTCCTCGTAAAGATGGCGAAGGGTGAACTCCTGAGGGTGATTATTAATCTCCCTCCTCGCCACGGCAAGTCTGATTTTATCTCGATGTACACGCCTGCATGGTTCCTAGGAATGAACCCCGACAAGCGTGTGATCCTGACCTCCTATGAGTCCGATTTTGCGGCCCAGTGGGGCAGGAAGGCTCGCACCCTGATCGAGAATTACGGCAAGTATTTTCCCCACCCGGTCGGGATCAATCCTGACTCGTCCGCCGCCAACAGGTGGGATCTCATCAACGTCGATCCCAATAGCACGGAGATCTTCACCGGGGGCATGCAGACCGCCGGGGTGGGAGGCCCCCTGACCGGTAAGGGAGGCCATCTCATCGTCGTGGACGACCCGATTAAGAACTCAGAGGAGGCGATGTCGTTCACCATCAGGGAGAAGCAGTGGGAGTGGTACAAGTCCACCCTCTACTCTCGTCTGGAGCCCGGCGGGGCCATCCTGATCCCGATGACCCGATGGAACGAGGACGACCTCGCTGGTCGTCTGATCGATGGCATGGATCAGGAGGATAAGGAGAGGTGGACGATCATAAGCCTGCCCGCCATCGCGGAGGAGGGCGACCTCCTCGGGAGACAAGTCGGTCAGGCCCTGTGGCCCGAGCGCTATGATGAGACGGCCCTCGCACGCATCAAGAACACGACTGAGGAGTACTGGTTCTCCAGTCTGTATCAACAGCGCCCCTCACCTCTGGAGGGCGGGATGTTCAAGAAGGCGTGGTTCGAGATCGTCAAGGCCTATCCTGCGGAGATCCCCATGCTGCGTTACTGGGATCTGGCCGCCACGAGGAATGCGGGCGATTTCTCGTCCGGGTGTAAGCTCGGGGTCAAGAATGGAATCACCTATGTTATAGACGTGCAGCACGATCAGCTCGACTCCAAGGACTCAGAGGATCTGGTCAGGCAGACCGCAGATCTCGATGGTGGGGAGTGCGCCATAGAGATGGAGCAGGAGCCCGGGTCGTCGGGCAAGAGGGTCATCGATCACTTCTCTCGCATCGTCCTGCCCGGCTACGCCTTTCAGGGGGTGCCATCGACCGGGGACAAAGTATCGAGGGCTCGGGCGGTTATGGCCGCAGCCAAGGCGGGCAATGTCAAGCTGGTCAGAGGAAGATGGAACGCCTCATTCTTGGACGAGCTCTCCATGTTCCCGAATGGCAAGCACGACGATCAGGTCGACGCGCTCTCGGGGGCGTTCAATGGAATATGGCTCGGGGAGTTCAGAGCCCGCAGCGACAGAGATCCGACTGTCGACCAAGCGGTCGGCGAGCAAGGCCCGTCGTCTGGGTGGGATGGTTCCACGATACCCACTCTCTAAGTATATATATTTTCGAGTCTAAGGGCTGTCATTAGGAGTAGCGATGGCTAAGACTAAGGGCTCGACTAACGAGGAGGGCACGATCTATGTGACCTCCTTCGGCAAGGTGATCGTCGATCAGAAGCTCGACGCCGATAAGATCACAAAGTACATCGACAACGTCTATCTGGCCGGGGCGCTGGACAAACAGCAGCGCACTCTGTTCAGGAACAAGAAGGAGTTCGCCATTCATGGCAAGGGGCCTGACGGTACTATCGACGAGGACTTGTCCGAGAGGCTGACCTCCATGCTGCTCGCCACGGATGTGGACGGGTGGTTTAACTCCCAGATAGCGTGGAGGGAGTCCGCCTCATGGGGGCCGGCCATCTTCAATCCAGTCTGGGAGTGGGAGGGCAGCGAGTATGTGCTGAGGAAGCTCCGTCACCTCCCCTCGGAGACGTTCTCACGCAGAGGGTACAGCTCCACCATGACGTCATTCGTCAACGTGTCCAATCCCATCCTGCCGGGCATCGCCCTGAACGACAAGAGTGCGATTGAGTTCTGGCAGTTGCAGCTCGACGGCACGGTCAAAGAGCTCAAGAACGTCTTCATGATGACCGATCCCGTCAGGGCTGGTTATCTCGGGGGCAAGCCCCTTATCAAACCGATCATCCCAGTCGTCACCATGATCGACTTCTGCTGGACTGGCCAGATGCAGCAGAACAACCGTCTGGGAGCGGGCGGGCTCTTCTATATCAAGGTCACCAAGCCCCAGAAGGACGACAGCGCCTTCGCGGCGAACATCATCAAGAATATCAGTCGTGGGGTGGCATACCAACTCAGGGAGAACATGGAGCTCGCCAATGTGGGCCTGAACACCACCTCTACGGCGCTGGACACCATTAATGCCCTCGACCAGCTCTTGGGCAATTACTTCAGCCCTGCGAGCTCGATCCAGAAGGAGGGCACTCTGATCGGGGGCTCAGACAACGCGGCCTACGACCTCTACCTGAGCTACATCGAGGGCCAGCAGGCATGGGTATCGTCTGCGTTCGAGCGCATGCTCCAGCCATATCTCTTGATGAATGGATACAAGGACTACAGCATCGAGTTTGGCCTGCCGGCCCCGACCGTGGATCGCAGCGCGATGTTCCTAGCGGCCATCGAGAAGGGCTTCAGCACGAAGACCCTCGACCTTAACGCCAGACGTGAGATCTATTCCAAGATGGGCATCGACGCCAAGGAGCTCTCCCCTGAGGAGAAGGCGGCTCATATACAGGAGTTCAGGGACTTGTCGGGCGCACCGGTCAACCCTCTGGATCAAGCGAATACCCTCGCGGCCCTCACGAGCAACCCTCTGGACAGGTATGGCGTGGTCAGTCAGGATAAGGCCAAGAGGCTCGCCGATAAGTATCTGGGGATAGAGGAGGGAGAGCAATGAAGCAGCATCCCAATCTCTGTGCCCACTGCGGGGGCAAGTGCTGCACGTCCCCACTCCTCTCCAATAGAGAGATACGCCTGATGATGGCTGGGATCGGAGAGGCCAAGGTCGTGGCCGCCCGCCCCGTCCATGAGGGCAATGGCTGGAGTCGGCTGTCAGTATGTCCGGCGCTCGGCCCCGATGGCTGCGCCCTTCAATCCCATCATAGACCCATAGTCTGTAGGCTGTATCCGTTCCAGTTCATCGTCATGCCGAATGGGGGATACCGCATCATGCTGGACGTGGACAAATGCCCCTATTGGAGGACATTCGGGGAGGAATATCAGGAGGCCCTCACGGAATTCAAGGAGTTTCTCAAGAGGGAGAAGCAGCATGCCGATAGCCCTCAGCCCTGAGGCCAAGGCCGACCCGACGCGGGCTCTGCCCATCGCCAGCCAGATAGAGGGCAAGGCGTCGGCATTCGTCCGTAGATACTTCTCGAAGATACTGAGGGAGCTGCGCCAGCAGGAGTTTGCCAACGCCATGTCTCCTATGGAATTCCTCAGGTTCGCCGACAGTCTGGCCCGTCAGATGGGCCTAGAGGACGAGGCGGTCTGGACTAAGGACTGGGCGACTGCGGCCTATGGTCAGGGGAGGAACTTCTCATCGATAGTCCTAGGGGCTCCCCCAGAGATCCGTCAGGCCGCATGGCGCAAGACCGGGATGATCCTCCAGAAGGGTCAGAGGGTGTTCTCCAAGATGACGAGCGACATGTCCGCCGATGTGAGGAGGGAGGTCTCCAACGTGATCATTCGAGAGGGCAGTCAGCGCGATATGGTGAGGGCCATTCAAGATCTGGCCGACTCCTACGACTATGCCGCCAAGAGGATAGCCCGCACGGAGACTCAGGAGGCGGTCAATGCCGGGGTCATGGATGGATATCGAGCTCACGAGGTGGAGAAGGTCGAGTGGCTGGCGGCAGAGGGGTGCTGCCCCAAGTGTCAGGAGAGGGATGGTCATGTGTATGCGATCAATAGCGGGGTTCACGCCCCCCTGCACCCCAACTGCCGCTGCACCACCATCCCTGTCATCGACGTCCCGGGCAGAGCCCCGAGGGAGACTGAGGAGTGGATTGAGGAATGACGCTGCACTCCCGCTCGTCCAGAAATTTCCCCTATCCCCCTATGCTCAGGAGGGAGCAGCTGCGTGTTCGGGTTGGCCGTCTGGCCTATCCAGAGTGGAGCTATGGAGATCTGGCGAGGCATCTGAACACAGTCTATCGCAGATACAATGGGGGTTGCAGATCTCCGTCTGGTGTTAGCGAGCTGATCAAGAGGAAGAACATGCGGATCGCGGTATGAGCGCGGAAGATATATGTGCCGAACGCCCCAAGAGTCCTGTGCTCAGGCCCCATCAGAGGGCCATCGAGCGGAGTCTACCGAATGTCGAAGGCAGTAATCCTTGAGAACGTCATCCTGTTCGCACGGGCAGGATTCCGTGGCATTAACGACGCCACACAGGTTGAGTCAGTCATGACCGCAGTCGCCGAGAGCCTCGAGGGCACAGACCTCGTGGTCGACGGCGAGGCAGTCGGAACCATCGAGGGCGCACACGTGGATGGCAGCCTCATCCGTGGGGACGCGAGCATCCTCGACCCGGCCTTCCTCGCGACCGAGGCGGGCCTGAACCTCATCCGTCGCATTGGTGCGCACGTCGAGGCACCGGCCAAGCCCGCGAAGAAGGCGATCAAGCCTGCGGCCAAGCCTGCCAAGAAGGCCACCAAGGCTGCGGATCCCGCAGAGGATGAGACCCCAGAGGAGCAGGCAGAGCCCGCACCGGCCAAGACTGCGAAGAAGCCGGCGGCCAAGCCGACCGCCAAGCCCGCACCCGGCAAGGGTAAGCCAGTCATCCCGATGAACAAAAAGATCAAGGTCAGCCTCTGAGGCTGACTCCCCTCTCTTTTCAGTCTGTTGCGACTTGTCGCAGCATTTATATGCTCGCACGGCCCAAAGCCAGTGGTGTCAACTATGGCAACCACTAGCACCAGCTCTAAGCAGGCCACGCCTGCTGCACAGCGCGACGCGATCAGGGCAACCTCTGAGACCCGTATCAGGGCTCTGCGCCTCGTGCAGGAGAAGGCCCGCATGGCCTTCGTCGAATCAATGAAGAAACTCAGGGCCACTCCTAAGGAGAGCCCGGAGCGGGCATTCAGGAGCAATCAGTTTCGTCAGTCGAAGCGAGAGTATGAGGCCGCCAAGGCCGCAGTCGTGTCCGCCCAGACCGTCCTCGACATCACCCTCGACTCCATGAGGGAGGAGGAGGCCGGGCTGCTCCGCAAGGCCCAGCGGGCCGCCGAGGCAGAGGCCAAGAGGTGGGGCAAGTCCTGTCGCAAGGCCCGCCAGCCGTTCGACATCAGTCTGGCGGCCAAGGTCGTCAAGATCCGCAAGCAGTCCATCGGAGTGGTCTACGCTCCCTGCGGATGCGGATGCGCCGACGCCGCTACGGCTGACGCCCACGCCCGCTACTGCCCAGAGTGCCGGCGCATCGCAGAGGAGCACGAACTCTCGTTCACCCAGACGGGAGCCGTAATCAACCCACAGGAGGCATAAGTCATGGCAGAGGAAGTAATCGCAGTCAGCAGCCCCGAGATCGTCTCGGCGGTCAAGGATATCACCTCCACCTATCGCACCAAGATGACCCTGCGTCAGATCTACTATCGTCTGGTCGCACGGAACCTCATTCCGAACAACCTGAACTCCTACAAGAACCTCTCCCGCATCCTCGTGACCGCGAGGGAGAAGGGAGAGATCAGTGCCCACATCATGGAGGATCGGGGCCGCACCTCTATTGGAGGGGACTATGGATATCTGAGCACAGAGGGGTTCGCAGCCGGCAGGCTGGCCAGCCTCAGGAACTGCGCCGATGGCTACACTCGTCAGATGTGGGCCGATCAACCAGAGTACGTCGAGGTGTGGGTGGAGAAGGACGCCCTGTCGCGACTTGTCTCCGGGGCCTGCTCAGGCTATCGGGTCAGGACGTGCGTCGGCAGGGGATACTCGTCGTATACCTACGTCAGCGACGCCGTCGACCGGTTCATCGAGCAGCAGGAGAAGGAGTGCACGGTCGTCTACGTCGGCGACCTCGACCCGTCGGGGCTCGACATCACTCGAGACCTCGGTCGCAGGCTGGCAGAGTATGGTGCCGATCACGTAACGGTCAAGCGCATAGCCCTGAACAAGGAGCAGGTCAAGCAATACAAGCTCCCGCCCGCGCCGGTCAAGCTATCGGATGCGCGAGCGGCCAAGTTCGTCGAGAGGCATGGCAACGAGGTCTGGGAGCTGGACGCACTGGAGCCCGACGTCCTCCAGAAGACGATTCAGGATGAGATCACCCAGCACATCGATGGCGACCTCTGGGCCGAGGCCCGGGAGCAGATCGAGAAGGACAAGGAGGCGATCACCAAGGAGGTCAGTCAGTGGTTCGAGATCCTCAAGGCGAACGGCGTGGAGGTCGAGGGATGAGCTTCGAGGCCAAGGCTGTTATCAGGGGCAAGCAGGTGACCAAGCCCTGCCCCGTCTGTGATGAGCAGATGACCAAGGTGGAGTATCTGGGCATAGGATGGTGCTGGCAGTGTCAGAACGACGACTGCGGCCACAGGGAGGAGCCATGATGCCCGACGGCGATATCACTAAGCCGATCCGCACCCTCGGCCCCGTCGTCGGCAAGGTCGATCAGGGCGTGATCAGGCCTCGGCACATGATATGCATCGGGGCCAAGCCGTATGGTATATGCCTAGGCTGCGAGTCCAGATTCGTCCACGATGAGTGCCTAGACTGCAAGAATCCCTGCGAGGTCAGTGGCAGTCGTTGCGTGCCCGTCTCGGAGGCGAATCAATGAAGCCCACGGATGAGGAGCGGATTCAGGCCATCCTGACCGCCATCGAGGCAGCAGAGGGAGTGCCGATACCCCTGAACATTGCCCGTAAGGTCTCGGCGACCTATGAGGGGCTCAAGGCGTGGAACGACTCGGTCGTTCGGGAGGAGTGATGGCGGCAGAGGTCATCAGGCCCATGCTGGCCGAGACGATCCCCGACAAGCGGGACTTGTCGCGCTGGGAGCGCACCCATCTCGCCCAGATCAAGTACGACGGCACGCGGGTGATCGCCGTCTGTGAGCCATTCGGGGACGTGATGCTCGTCAGCCGCTCGGCCAAGACGGACTACTCTCCCCTATATCCCGAGATCTGTTCAGCCCTCAGGCTGGTGGACAGGCGGTGCGTGCTCGACTGCGAGCTGACCTTCTTCCGCAAGGACTGCGGCCAGCCAGAGTACGTCAAGGCCGACGCCCTGCCCGAGACGAGGGAGGGGCACAACCCCTGCCTGATGGTCTTCGACGTGCTGAGCTCGGGGGGCACAGACTACAGGGATCATGAGCAGATCTATCGGACGGGCACGGTGGCGCAGATCATGCGTCAGATCCCTCGCCCCCACGTGCAGGAGGTCGTCACATTCGAGGAGGGCTTTAACGTCCTCTATGAGAACGTCATCCGCAATGGCGGGGAGGGCATCATCCTGAAGGACAGGAGGGGCAGGTATCGTCACGACGGCATGAACGACAATCGCTCGAGGGCGTGGCTGAAGGTCAAGCGCGACGAGACCGCAGACTGCGTGGTGATGGGCGTCCAGATCGGGAATGGCAAGACGGCGGGCACGTTCGGGGCTCTGATCCTCGGCCAGTATCAGGATGGCATCCTGATCGAGGTTGGGAGGACGTCGGGCATGACGGACGCCGAGAGGCGCATCCTGCTTGGGATCGTGAAGCACATCCCTACGAATCCGATGAGCCCGCTCAACAGCGACAAGTCCGTCAGTAGGGCCATCGAGCCGAAGCTCGTCGTAGAGGTCGAGTTCATGGAGCGCACAGACAGGGGTCGCCTGCGCCATCCCAGATACCTGCGGATGCGCTCAGACAAGGAG